CTGCTATAGCCAGTCAGGGAACCGAAAACATTGATCGCCTCCTGACCCACGTTGGCACTCACGCTCACACGGAGTAGGGTAGGGGGGCCGTATACTTGCTTTACCTCCAGAGTATCGTTTCCGTATACGGTACACATCATCGCTGTACTCGTCGCCACCGTTATTCGCTTCGGTGCGACCCATCTTAATTCGGTGCTGGAGGATCTTCGCCACCACACGAGGCTTCGTACAGCTCTTATCCCTCTTATCGAATATCCAATCGTGGATATACACGCTCTGGCCGTAAACGACAGCCACCGGCATACTCAGGCTATCGCCGCCGCCCCATGCAACGTCGTTTACAAAACAGATGTTATCCGGCTCACCGTCAGGCAACACGCCGTTGTAGTATTTCAGACTATCCGCAGGGAACGCCAAACCCTCTTTCTCGATACCATGTTGCATAAACAGGCACTCGAAGTCAGCGCTATCAATGGTGTTCTTAATATCTCGGATCTTCTCGGTGGTGTAGCGATCCGGGTGTTCATACTCGAAATTCGATATCTCGTTTTCGTCCCACACCGGGATCGTAATAAACTTGTAGCGAGGATCGCCGTCATGTTCCGCTTTCATCCGGGAGATAGGATCATATGCCGACCAGATCGTACCTAGCTGGATCTGCTTCACAGAATCACCGATCATACGGGTAGTCAGGGTAGCCAGATAATCTCCGTACAGCTTCTCCAGCCGCTCCGGGGATCGTGCCTCCTCTTTATTCTTAACCAGATCGTCCGTCACGAGGAACTTATTCGCACGAGTACGACCGGTGACGGAGCCACCAAGCGATACCAGACCAAGGGTAGGGAAGTCACCGGCACGACGATAGGAAATCGTCTTATACTCCGCGCTGATCGCCGGACTTCCGTTACCGGGAAAAATATCGTTGTGACAATACTCGTCGGTGTCGGTCAAAATGGCCCGTTCAGAATCGAGCATCATTTTAATCATACCGTCCGAGTAGGAAACGTACATATTCGCTGACTTGGGGAACTTTCCGGCGATATATGCCAGCAGAAACTTAATCAGCGTACTCTTACCTGTACCGGGAGGCATGGAGAAACCAAGATACAGGGCATCGGGATCATCGATAAACTCCTGAATCTGAGTAGCGATATGGTGTTTGCCCTCCAGAACCTTCCGGCGTGGGAGCCAGAACCGCGCCCTCGGCTCACGGTTCCATTCACAAGCTACCATATAATCGTCGAAATTATGCTTGCCGCCGAGGAAGTACGTTTTCTTCACGATCTCCAGACTCGACGCGGTTCTCAGCTTCATAGCCTGTTTTCTGACCCATCGCGTCCACTCCAGAATCTTCTGCGGATCCTCGAACTGTACCACCAGACCGAGAGCATCGTTCAGACTATCTTCCGTCTGCTTCGGCAGACTCTTAATGCGATTTAATACGTTTTCGAGCATAAAAAATAGAGCGCCCTCCTTTAAGGAAGGCGCTCTCGGCGCTCTTAATTACGGCTAGTATAATCCAGATTACGCCGACTGTCAATCGACTTGCTACCACCCTGCCTAGTGGTATTCCCCACGACAACATATTCACTCGATAAACCATACATCTAGGGTTTTGTAAAACGTTACTCGTTATAGCCTTAATCGTTACTCTTTACACCAAACTGAAATTTGAGTTTTGAGATTTACGCTTTGAGCCTTTAACGTTTAGCTTTACAGCCACAAAAAGTATAGCAAGAGGGACTCGAACCCTCATTCGGGGATCGCCCGAGCCTGAGCCAAAATCAGGTGCGCATACCATTACGCCATTGCCACAATCTTTTCACCAATGCCGGACTCGAACCGACTACCTATAGGTTATCAGCCTATCGCTCTACCCAAATGAGCTAATCGGTAAACAGGAATTTGCATTTCAAGTGCAACCCTTGTAAATGGAGGCTCTTGTTTTAGTGTTTCACATCCTTGTAGAGCCGAAACAAAGAAGGAATATGGTTCGGGGTTTTCGAGTGGCAGCAAGCAGATCTTAGTATTCCACGGTAATCTCTGTTACAGCGTTGGACACGCTCAGAGCCGCGTCAACGTGGGTCAGGAAGGAGGTAACCTCCTCGTCCAGCTTCTCGATCTCTTTGAGAACACCGATGGGATCGATCAGCTCCGTGGTCTGGGCAGCGATAAACTCCTCACGGAGCCGCTTAGCCTCACCGGTTGCACCCTTCATATCGGTGTTACCGATCATAATACGGATATGATCGTCTGCTCTGCGCTCCAGCTCCGGGCCGTTATCCCTGTCCGCTCTCACTTTCGCCGTAGCATGATCTCGTGCGAGTTTCTGAGCCAGAACACGCAGGAACTCAATACCATGGTTCTTACGCTCGATAGCCTCGGCTACCGTGTAAGTTACACCGGCGATTTCTACCGTGGTGACGGCGTTGGAATTTACAACGGCTCTCTTGATCGCATCCCGGCGACGAATCAGATCACAGACCTTCTTGTACTTCGCCTTAACGTCCTCGACCCATGTGCTGACCTCCACGCCGCCGATCTTGGTGTTGCTATGCTTGTTAGCAACTACCCACTCCGGCTCCCGGATAGCCTCACCGATCCGCTTATCCAACATTTTCAGCTCAGCGAGTGCCTGATGGACATTCATTTTTTCCGTAGTCATAATTCTTTCTCCTTTAACCTTTAATAAATGTGGCCTAACTGCGCAGTCTACCGGCTTACCCGGTTGCTTTCTCCCTCGTCACCGAGGTTTCGTGGGTTACAGGTTTGCCACTTTTAAGCCTACTGGAAACCCTTTTTCGGCTTATCGCTCAATCAAAATCCCTTTTTCTTGTTAGGAGCCAGCGTATACACGCTATTCTCCGTTTCAAAAACAATCGTACCATCGTCCAGATTCTCGATTCTCTGAACCGTGGTAGTCCAGAAACGGTGGGGATAACCCGGATCATACAGCATATCCACCATCAGTTTTCCAATCTCTCCCACGACGAGGTGGACAATATCGCACTCGCGGCCCGTGGCAGCAGCATGGAATTTATTCCGAGGATACTCCTCTTTCTTTTGGATTTTCGCAATCACAAATTCCACATCAGACCTCCAGCATATGCCCGTACCGCTTCATAGCGATTCCACCGAAACTTTTCAGATTCAAGAGATCATCGACCTTCTCGTAATTTCCGAACTCCTCTCGATGCCGGATGATCTCGGAAGCTGTACGCTGACACATACCCGTTCGCTCCTGCAACTGTGTGATCGTTTCGACGGTGTTAATGTTCACCTTAACACCGTTCCACTCCACTTTCGGCTTCTTCTCCTGCTTCGGCGGTTCATCCACCTTTACCTCCACCGGAGGCTCCTCAGCCTTAACCGGGATGCAGCGCAACTTCGGCTCCATGATCCGATAGTGGCTGGCTTTCAGACCGTTTACACGCTTCAAATCCTCCACGCTCTTAAACGGGCGACTCTCTACGATCTTTCGAGCCATCGCCAGAGAAAAACCGATCTTTTTCAGAGCAGTAGCAGTACAGGAGTTAATATCCAGACGATTATCCTGCGGACTCTCCTCGACCGGAGGCAACTCAGGCTCCTTCGGAGGTTCCGGTCTGAGATCGGGAACCATGTGTGCTGCCGTTCCCACCACCGGGGGTGTCACCGTCCGGCGACTCAGATCCCCGTTCACCTTAGTGTCCACGAGCATATCCATACAGCGACCGTAGCACTTCTGCCACATTTCGATTTCCATTTTCAGACTAGCAATTTCTTCGTCTTTCGATCCGACTACCGCTTTTACCCCGGCGACCTCGTTTTTCAGATCAGCAATCAGCGTATCTCTATCGGCAATTTCGGATTCCTTCTGCTTCAACAGAGCATCGTCAACGTAGCCCAGATCGAGCAGTTCTTCCAGCGCATCGTCAACCATTTTCTGCTCGACGCTGTTTAATACACCTAGATATTTTCCAATGCGAATTTTGTCATACGTCATAATCTGATTCAGGATAACGTATGAGGTGATACCAGTAGCATCGACTGGCAGGTAAAAGGGATGGTTCGGATGATTCTGTTTGCTCAGAAATGCAATCGAAACCGTAGAACATTTATTGTTTACGGAGTTCTCTGTCAGAATCAAACCGGGCCTACCAACACCCTGTTCACCACCGAAACCATTATCCATGCGAACCCAATAGATCTCACCGCGCTCAAAATACCCATTCGCCATACTAAAAAAAAAACCTACTTTCTCAATATTTTTCCCTATTCTTTAGTATCGTCTGGATGGTACTTATGCTCATTTTCGTACCATCCAGATAACCTACATCCTTATCCTCGGAGATCTGTTTCAGGGTGTATCCCGCATCCCGCAGCTCGAAAATCCGATCCACGACCGCTCTCTCAGCGCCGGATCGTACACCAAACCGGGGGCGACCACCCTTCTTACCCTCACGCTCGGTCTGAGCCAGATACGCCACGAAACCCGCCATCGCTTCGTCGCTGTGACGAGTGGATACCACTTCCACTCCGCGACGGAGCATTTTCAGTTTCAAGGCGTAGAACTCGTTCTCGCTCATATCGGCATCCGTAACCACCACAGGGCAGCTCCCGTCGTAAGCCTCGATATCACCGACGTACTCGGAACAGATCACCATGCCGTAGTTTTTGCAATATTCTGAAACTTCACCATGCGCACAAACAATCATACTAATTACTCCGTTTTATTTACATGGTGTTATTATACACAAAAACCAATTTTCGTTAAATTCGCCAAATAACTAACAAAAATGTTTTTTTTTTGTCTA